CCCCGCAAGGGGTTCGGTCAGTGGACATCCTCGCGGATGGTTCACACTGGTGGTGCGGCATTCGTCGCGCCTTTCGGGGGCGACCGCCCATCACCTTATCGCCGGGAGGCGACAATATGCGTACGCAGAATTACGATGAGCCGGACGGTTCATCGTCTTGGGCCTGGGATCCTCAGGAGCCATTACCGTGCTCTACCCCTTGGGGTGGTGGCACCATAATGGGTACAACGCTTCGGCGTGGTGCCTATGCTGGCGAGGAAACCCCACACTTCCACGAGCGTCTCGCTCGTGGAGAAATCCTACCTTTAAACAACTATTCTAGGTGGGACTATCGGTGGAAGGGTTTACCAGGGTCCGTTAATCTGACGTACGTTGGCAGCTGTGCCGGGGTGACCCACACAGCTGGCGTGTCGGCTGCACGTATAACGAGTGCTCTCTCGAGGCTCGTCTCGCCAGTCGACAATGAGCTACATCCGAATTTGCAGGCCGCCGTGGCTGCAGATGATGTAGACAGGGACGCACTATTGATTGCCGCGATGGCAGACATGCTCCCTGACCTCGACGCGTTGACAACAGCGGTTGAGGCTCATAAGACGTTCAAGATGATCAAGAACGTCAGACGTGACGCTTCGCACCTGATTCGTCAGGCTATGCGAGGTGGGTACCATACTGCTAAGGCGGCCGGCGATGCCTGGCTTTCCTGGCGATATGGTTGGCGCATTCTCGGATTTGATATCGAGAACATATCGGAGTTCATTGCGAATCCGATTGCCTACCGGGTAGTGAAAGGCAGTGCCACAGAGACCTCGGTCTCGACTTGGACTGCCAACAGCACAGTACCGGGAGGTGCGTACACGACGACATCAGAGGCGGAATACACCGCGAACGTAAGCATACGGGCTAAGACGATTGGAATCGTCCGCGCCACAACGCTGAATACGTTCTACGACATGCCTCTGACCATATGGGAGACAATCCCGTTTTCTTTTGTTGCTGACTGGTTTGTCAACGTCGGTTCTGTACTCGCAGCTTGGAAGGTTTCACGGAACGTTGATTCGCTCCACACCTCTCTAGGCCGCAAAGTAGAAGCAACCGAAAGACACTCAGTGAACCTGTCCCCAGGGACAGATACTGTTACCTTTCCAGCAGCATCGGGGTCTGCCCAGGGCTTCGGATCCTACATTGCAAGGTCTCGCGACCGCGCTTGGATTCCGAGTTTCATTCCCTCCGTACAGGTTAAGTTAAATTCGGCGAAGATCGCAGATCTAGCCGCTCTTTTAGCGAAGCCTCTTTTATCTCGTTAACTCTAGGAGACGTTACATGGCAAGTTTTGCCACCTCAATCTCGGAGTTCTCTGACAAAGAGAACAATCGCACGTATGCCGTCACAGGTCATACGGTGTCCGCGCCAAAGCTGGTCATCCAGAAGCGCAAAGTCCCGGCCTCCATCTCGGATGCTGCGGATAACCACCTCATGGTGGTCTACGGTACGACCGATGCGACGGGGAACCCCCTGTCGCGGAAGATCGTGTTTGATGCAGGTGTTCGCCACCCGGCGGACGGTCAGGCTGACGACATCGCTGCGGCTCTTGCCGTTTTCCGCGATTTCGTCGCTTCGGATGAGTTCACCGCCCTGGTGAACTCCCAGAAGTATGTTCAGTAGGTGGTTTGCGGCGCTTGGCGTAACAGCCTTTGTGTCGCTTTCCTACCTCACCATACAAAACTCTGGCGCAGTCAACGAGCTCCTCGTGCACTGCGTTTCCGACCTTAATGGAGTACTTCGCAATGAAGCCGACCAAACCTCGCTTACCGCGCGACGCGGAGCGGATGAATCCGTTCATCCTCGCGAGATACCTGCTGAATGACAGCCCGGCCATAAGTCCTGAGACCCGTAAAACGGTCGAAGGCTGGTTGAGAGCTAGGGACATCGCGTCCCTATGTTCGATGGGTAAGATTCGTGATCAAGAGTATCAGGATCACGAGCTACAGTCCCTCTTGGCCTTGCGCCAGATCGCCGTTCTGTTCAAAAAGAACGCGTCTTTAGAGGACTCGGACACATGCACCATGAACGCCAGGAAGGCATTCGAGTGGGGCGAAAAGATGTGTTCGATCACCAACAAGCGACTAGACCACTTTTACTGGCACAGGGATCGCCTTGATCCACAGCTGGACCGGTGGTTGCATCGCATGGAGATGGATCTCCTTTACTTGTTTGGTGATGTAGATGAATTCGTTTCCAGGCTGGAGACGAATGTCAGACTTACCTCCGGTGCGACCGAGGATCGGTCGCGGAAAAGGGCACTACCGTTCCTGAAGATCTCAGGGCGAATAAAGGCACCTCCCGCGGCTGTGCCGCTTCTAGGGCGTCTACTCAAATCATTCGGAGTAGATCTAGCCACTCTCAAATTCACGAGCGTAATACGCAATGTAATAAAGCTCGTTCCGAAGAACTGGGAAACGTATCGCACGATAGCCGCCGAGGCGACTCATGCGATGGGTCTACAACTTGCTGTCGACAGGTGGCTGAAAGGCCGCCTTAGACGATGGGGCATAGACTTGCATTCCCAGACGAAGAATCAGGAACTTGCCCGTGAGGGTTCGTTAGATGGATCGCTTGCGACCATCGACCTGAAGGGGGCTTCCGACAGTTTGGCGCTTCATTGTGCTGGCTGGTTATTGCCTCCTGCGTGGTATGAGCTCTTATGCTCTGTCCGCGCTTCTGAGTACATGGCCCCGTGGGGTGAAGGCGTTTACAATAAGCTCGCCTCCATGGGCAACGGGTATACATTCTCCGTTGAATCCGCCATCTTCGGTGCAGCAGTGCGCGCTGTCGGTTCTCGACGCGGCACGGTCTATGGCGATGACATTGTCATAGAATCGGAATTGGCTCCTAGCCTTATCCGGCTGCTGAGGTTCCTGGGGTTCAAAACGAACGTCGACAAGACGTTTATGAATCCGTTAGCGCCCTTCCGGGAAAGCTGCGGATGTGACTATGTACGTGGGCGACTCGTTACGCCATGGTACATGCGCGAATGTCCCAAGTGGACAGATCGTGCCTCCGTGTCACATGTTCTGAACTCTCTCCTGAGCATTAGCGACCCAGACTCCAATATCTGGACTTTTGTCGCGGAACAAGTCAAACTCAGGAAACTCGCTCTCGTTCCCTGGAACGAGGATACACGCACTGGGGTCTTCGTGACTCCTTCAGCTGCGTGGCGAACAGGAATACTCAAAACTGACCGCCGCCTTCCACGTTGGCATAAAGGCAAAACCCGCGAGGGTCTAGCCGCCTATTTCTGGAAGGACAACCCTAATTACGGGTTCCCCGTATACAAAGGTTACGGCCTAGAGAGTACGAGACGCAAGGTCTCAGGCTGGCGTTCTGCTTTACTATGGCACCTCCAAAAGTGTTATGGTGAGGTAGATACGGCCGATACACCACGTTCGCTCAGCTCTCACGAGTTGTGGCGGCGTGATAAACCAGACGACGACGAAGGAACCGCAACGGTAACCTCAAGCGTCGTAACGCGGAGTCGGTACGTCACGAAGACAAACCGATATAATCCGAAATTACTGACACCTGCGTACGTCTACGTCTTCACAGACGTGGTCCTCCAGGATCGGGAAACCGATAGTCAGGCCCGTTAGCACGGAAC